TGCTAGAACTTATACACAGGTTCCTATTAAAGGTGATGGAGCAGAAGGTGAAGCAACTGTTGTAATCAATGCTGACTCCAAAGTTGAATCAATCACTGTTTCAAAAGGTGGTTCTGGATATACCTATGGAACAGTAGATCTTGTTGCTGGTGGTGTTCCTGTTGGTTCCACTAGACCTGTATTCAATATCATCATTCCACCTGATGGTGGTCATGGTGCTGATGTATATAAGGAACTTGGTGCATACAATGTTCTGACTTATGCAAGATTTGAGAATGACACTGAAAACCCTGATTTTATCACAGGCAATCAGTTTGCAAGAGTGGGTTTGATTGAGAATCCACAAGCATTCAATTCATCATCTATTCTCAATATTGATAAAGCAAGTGCTGTATATGCACTTAGATTGACTGGAACTGGTTACAGTTCAGCAACATTTACTGCTGATGCAGAAGTTACACAAACTGTTGGTCTAGGTTCTACTGCTGTTGGTAGAGTCATCTCCTATGACCAGACAACTGGGGTTTTGAAGTATTGGCAAGACAGATCCAATTCAGGTTTTGAGTTTAATGGAACACAAAATCCATCTCCCAAATATGGTTTTGAAACACTTAGATTTACTCCTACTCCCACTGTTGATGGTAGTATCAACATTTTAGGAGGTAATGTTACTCTTGGAATTGACACTGGATATACAGGTCTGACAACAGTAATAAATAATAGGACATATAACCTAGGTCAGGACTTCACTAAAGGTGTTGCCCAACCAGAGTCTAAAAAGTATTCTGGGAACATTGTATATGTTGACAATAGACCATCAGTTACAAGATCGTCATCACAAAAAGAAGACGTAAAGATTATCTTGCAGTTCTAAAGAATTATGCCACAGGAAACTAACCTTAACGTTGCTCCTTACTTTGACGATTTTGACAAAGGTAGCAACTATAATAAAGTCTTATTCAAGCCTGCATATCCTGTTCAGGCAAGAGAGTTAAATAATCTTCAGTCTATTCTTCAAGGTCAGATTGAAGACATGGGTGATAACCTCTTCAAAGAGGGATCTTTGGTCATTCCAGGTCAGCTATCTTATAGTGATAGATTCCACTGCGTTCAGATTCAAGCAGAATATCTAGGTATTCCAGTTTCCTTGTACCTAGATCAACTGATTGGTAAGAGAATTGTTGGTAGAACTTCTGGTGTAACTGCAACTGTTGTAACTTATATTACAAATGAGCAATCTGTAAGAGGTCTTTATACACTGTATCTGAACTATGAGAGTTCAGGTGAAGATAATACTACAGAGTTTTTCCAAGATGATGAGGTTCTGGTAACTGAATCTACAATCTCCTATGCAACAACATTTATTGCTGCTGGGGAAGGTTTTGCTAATACTATTGCAGTTGAGGCAGCAGCTACTGGTTCTGCCTTCATTTTGCAAGAAGGTGTTTATTATCTGAGAGGTCATTTTGTCAATGTTGAGAGTCAGATTCTGATTCTTGAGCAGTATGGAACTAATGCCAGTTACAGAATTGGTTTCACAGTCAATGAGGAGATTGTCTCTTCTGATGTTGATCCAAGTCTGAATGATAATGCGCAGGGATATAATAACTATACAGCACCTGGTGCAGATAGACTCAAAATTACAGCAACTCTAAGCAAAAAACTCCCTGATGATTTTGCAGACCAGGGATTTGTTCAACTTGCTGAGTCCCAGAATGGTTTCCTGAGAGATGTCTCTGATGCCACCAGATACAATCTCTTGGGTGATGAACTTGCAAAGAGAACCTTTGATGAGTCAGGTCACTATTATGTTAAAGAGTTTGTAACCTCTGTAAGAGAAAGTCTTGATGACTCTCAAGGCAATAGAGGCATCTATCGTCCTGGTCAGATCACTGCAAATGGTGGTATTCCATCTGATGATATGATGGTCTACAAGATCACCCCTGGTAAGGCATATGTAAGGGGATTTGAAGTAGAGAGACTGACAACTACTCTGGTTGATGTCAAGAAACCAAGAACAACCAGACTTGTAAAGAACCAAGGTATTAACTTTGGATTTGGACCAACTTTTGCAGTTAATAGAGTAAGTGGTTCACCAATCATTGGATTTAATACATCCACTACAATCAGTCTGAGAGATCAAAGAGTTGGTGTTGGTTCATACACTGCTCCTGGCAAAGAGATTGGTGAAGCAAGACTTTATGACTTTGCACTGGAATCTGGTTCATATAATAGCATTAATCAGAATACTAACCAGTGGGATCTTTCACTGTTTGATGTTACTACCTATCAAGACCTGGAAATCAACATTCCTGCAACTCTGACATCACCTCTTCACATTGAAGGTGAGTCAAGTGGTGCTACTGGTTTCCTTAAGTATAATGTAGCAAATGGTATAGGTGTTACAGCATACAGTGTTCAGGGTGAGTTTTTCCAGGGAGAGAGACTTAAGTTTAATGGTGTTCTTGATGATGCCAGATACCTTACAGACGCAAGAAAATATAACATTGGTGACATCAAGTCTGTTTACTCTGTCATTGGAACAGGTAACACATTCACAGCAGATGTCCTTCAGGAACCATCATTCTCATTTGATGTTTCTGAAATCACTGCTGCTTCTTTGGGTGTATCTACTATCACCACTCCTGCTCTTGGAAGCAGGTCAATGACTGGTATTGCCACTGTTGGTAATGTAGTAGAATACTCAAGACCAGGACTTTCTGTACCTTCACTTGCTAGAGTAAAAGAAGTCACCACAAGCAAAATTGTCATTGAACCAGTAACATCTGTTGTTGGTGTATGTGATGGTTCTCTTCCAACAGCAACATTTACTGTAAGTGATCTTAAGATTGTTGATGCCTCTCTTCAGAACTCAAAGGGTTCAGGCAACTTTGCTAATAATGAGTCACTATTCAGCATCTTCCCAAGACAGAATATTGAATCAGTAGATCTCACTGGTTCTGATATGATTTTCAGACAGAAGTTTACTACCAGCATTGATGCTTCTGGTACTTCTGCTGCTATCAATGTATCTGATCCTAACACTGAAAACTTCCTTGCTTTTGATGAGGAGAGATATTCACTGATTACATCTGATGGTGTAACAGAGGTATTGACTGCTGATAAGTTCAATTTTGCAGGTGGTTCAACTATTCTGACCATTGAAGGTCTGAGTGGAGCAGACCCCAATGCCACTTTGATTGCCACCATTCGTAAGCAGAATATCACATCTAAGACCAAACTGAAGAATGTAGCAAATAGAGTCATCATTGACAAGTCTATTTTGTCTGGTTCTGGTATTGGTGGAACCACACTGAATGATGGTCTTACTTATGGTGACTATCCATTTGGCACAAGAGTACAAGATAGAGTCATTTCACTGAACACTCCTGACATCATCAGGGTATATGGTGTATATGAATCCCCTGATACAAATGAACCAGAATCACCATTCATGAATGTTACAAACATGAATGGTCCATCAGCATCTACTAATGATCTGGTTATTGGTGAGACTGTTACTGGTTCAATCAGTGGTGCAAAAGCAATCTACCTGACTAGAAAATCAGATACTGCTATTGGATTTGTATATCAAAATGACAGTGTGTTTGAGAACAATGAAATTCTTACATTCTCTGATTCAGGTGTTCAAGGACAAGCAAATAACATTCAGATAGGTTCACTCAATGTAACTGGTGATTATCTGTTCTTTAATGGTCAGAAAGAGAGTATCTATGACTATGGTAGAATTCTTAGAAGAGGAGATAGAGCAACACCAACCAAGAAGTTGATTGTTTACTTCTCAAATGCATACTATGATTCAGCAGATGATGGAGATATCACCACTGTAAATTCATACAATGATCTGGATTATTCCAAAGAGATTGCTTCTGTTAATCAAGTCAGAGTAACTGACATGATTGATGGTAGACCAAGAGTTAATGACTATGTTGTGACACCTGGTGCTGCTTCACCACTGGAATTTGCTGGTAGATCATTTGATGGTGGTCAGCATAGTTCTAGTAAAATTATTGCATCAGATGAATCAATCACTCTTGACTATAATTACTATCTTGGCAGATCAGACAGAATTTTCTTGAATAGAGAAGGTGAAATCTCTATCAAGTATGGTGCTCCTGATGATATTCCTGCTCTTCCTAATGATGAGACTGGGGCTCTGAATATTGCCAATGTCTTTATGCCAGCATACCTTTATGACACAAAGGATGCCAGAATCAAGACTGTTGAGCATAAGAGATATCAGATGACTGATATTGCAAAACTTGAAGGAAGAATCAAGAGTCTTGAATATTACACTTCACTGAACCTTCTTGAGCAGACTACTCTTAACACATTTGTTCCAGACATTAATGGTCTGAATAGATTTAAGTCAGGTATCTTTGTTGACAACTTCACTTCAACTCAACCACAGGATACTAGCATTGGTGTCAGAAACAGTATTGATGTTAAGAGAAAGGTTCTGAGACCTGCTCACTACTCTACATCTTTCAACCTGACTTTGGATCCCAATGCAAGTGGTGATACCAGATTCAACAATATGATTGGTTCAGGTATCAGAAGAAATGGTCAGATGTTGACCCTTGACTATAGTGAAGTTCCTTGGATTACACAACCATTTGCTACAAGAGTTGAGAATGTAACTCCATTCCTTTCATTCTACTATCAAGGCAACATTGCCCTTGAACCAACTGCTGATATCTGGATTGAAACCAATAGAATGGAGATGAGAAATGTCTCCATGGAAGGTTCATTCAGAGGTGTTGCAGAAGCACTTGGAGCAGAAATCACTGATAATGCAGATGGTTCAAGAATTGGTGCTACACCTGTTCTCTGGGATGCCTGGGAGACCACAGGAGTCACTGTTGACATCAATTCCACATCAACCAGATCAGAATCAATTGCTGCTAGTGCCCAAAGACAGGGAACCTCTATTGGTGAACTGACTGGTGGAAGAGGTGGTGGTTCTGATATGAGTGCCAGTACAGTTGAAATAACAACTATCAATGGCACCACAACACTAGCACAAGAAAGAGATGGCACTCAGCAGGTTGTTAATGAAGTAATCAACACTGAATCATTTGGTGATAGGATTGTCAATAGAGAGATCCAACACTTCATGAGATCTCGTAATGTTCAGTTTACTGGAACTAGATTCAAACCATTCACTCAACTCTATTCATTCTTTGATGGTGTTGATGTTACTAGATTCAGTGTTCCTAAACTGATTGAGATTCAAATGCTTACTGGAACCTTTGTTCCAGGTGAGACTGTAGTGGGTGGACTTCCTACCCTCTACAATACACAAGCAACCAATTCTAATACACAACCAGAAATTACATTCAGGGTTGCTAATTCAAACCACAAGTATGGTCCAATCCTTGCACCCACTGATACTTACACTGCTAATCCATATGCAAGATCAAATGCAATCTCAACTGCATATACTCAGTCATCAACCATTCTTAATGTAGACACATACAGTCTCCAATCTGAAGAGTTCCCTGAATTCCATGGTTACATTGCACAGGGTATGTTCCTCAGAGGAGAGAATGGTGGTGAGGCATTTGTAAGTCAGGTCAGAATGATCACTGACAATGTTGGTACACTTATTGGTTCCTATATGGTTCCAGATAGTTCTAACCCTGCTAATCCACTGTTTGAGACTGGTAGAAATCTGTTCAGACTTACCAGTAGTCCAATCAACAGTTTGATTAGAGGGACCACATCAACATCTGGTCAAGAGATCTTCTACTCACAAGCAGATATTGATAATACTCAAGAAGTCACACTCTCACTGAGAAATGCAACTGTTGAGATTAATGATGACCACCAAGAAACTAGACAGGTAACAGAAACCTTTAGTAGGGAAGAGGTGACTGGATTCACCTTTGTGCCCCCACCACCGCCGCCACCACCACCAGATCCACCACCAGATCCCCCACGCCCTAGGCCAGCTAGGAGACCTAGGAACCGTGACCCTCTGGCACAAACATTCTTTGTTGATGATGAGACAGGTGTGTTTGTTACTAAGATTGATCTCTATTTCAGAACTAAGGCAACTACACTGCCTGTAACTCTGCAACTCAGAGAGACAATGATGGGGACACCTAGTCAGACTATCCTCCCCTATTCAGAGGTAGAGATTTTACCACAAGATATATTAGTATCTGATGATGCAACAGCAAGAACTCAGGTTCAGTTTGAAGCACCTGTTTATCTTGCTGGGGATAGAGAATATGCAATTGTTCTGATGTCCCAGTCAACAGATTATACAGTCTATATTTCTAGATTGGGTGAGCCAGATGTAACTTCTCTGGGAACTGAAGCAGGACAGGTACTTGTAACATCACAACCACTTCTTGGTTCATTGTTCAAGTCACAGAATGCTACTGCCTGGACACCATCACAGTATGAAGATCTTAAGTTTGCTCTATACCGCTCTGACTTTGTTGGTGCTGGTAATGTTCAGTTCTTTAACCCAGATCTCCCCTCCAACCTTGAAAGAATTACTAGAAATGGTGTAACAGCAATTCCTAGGAATCTGAGTATTGGTATTGGAACAACTGTTGCTGATGGTGAACTGAAAATAGGTAACACTATTCTGCAGGCTGATTCAGATGCAACTGGTGAACTTGTAGGATTTGCAGGTTCAATTACTGGTGCTCTTGCACTTACCAATGTTGGTACAGGTTACACGCCTGCCAATGGTCAGTTCTCTTATACTGGTGTTGCTCTGACAGCAGTAACTGGCAGAGGACTTAATGCAACTGCTGATATCACTATCAGTAATGGTGTTGCTATTGCAGCAACAGTCAATGCTGGTGGTAAAGGATTCAGAGTTGGTGATGTTCTCACACCATTGAGTATTGGTAGTGATACACTTGGTACTGGAATGCAACTGTCTGTTCCTGAACTGAAAGGTTTCAATGAACTGATTGTTGATAAAGTCCAAGGAACATTTGGTCCCAACAATAGACTCCAATTCAAGGATGTATCAGGAATTGCCACTGATATCAATGCTGGCATTGGTGGAAGTGTATTCCCAGTTGGTCCACAAAGAATCAACAGTGATGGAAAGCATCTGAAGATTTTCCAAAGAAATCATGGTATGTACTCTGGTATCAACAGAGTCAATCTTCAGAATATTCAAACTGATGTTCCTGCAACTCAACTTACAAACAATTACCAGAAGACTGAAACTGGTGTAATCTCTGTTGGTAGCACTGCTAACTTTGGCATCTTTGAAGGTGTTGGAGTTGGTGTTACAAACCCAGGTTATGTAAGAATTGGTGATGAGGTTATTGAATACACTGGTGTTTCTGACACCAACACACTGACTGGTATCACAAGCAGAGGTATTGATGGAACACTGCCAGTTACACATAATGTAAATGATCTTGTCTACAAGTATGAGTTTGCTGGTGTTTCTCTGAGAAGAATTAACACTCAACACACACTTGCTGATGCATCAGTTCTTGAACCAATTGGAATTGATTACTATCATGTCAAATTGGATATGTCCAAGAATGGCACTGATAAGTCTGAAATTTCTCCATCATTTGGTGCTAGATACCTGACTGAGATTAAACTTGGTGGTGGTGTCAATGCAAGAGGCACATATAACCTGCCTTACAGTTTGATTGTTCCTAATTTCAATACAGTATCACCTACTGGCACTAACATCTTTGGTGCTGTAAGATCTGTTACTGAAACTAGTGTATCTGGTGATGAGGTCTCATACATTGACCAAGGTTTCCAAGAAATCTCAATGAGAGAGAAGAACTACTTTGATACACAGAGAATGGTTGTTTCTAAACCTAATGAGCAAGCATATCTGGGTTCTCTCCCTGGTAACAAGTCATTCACTATGAATCTCAATTTGAATTCATATGACAGAAGACTTTCACCAGCAATTGATCTTAATAGTTCTGCTGTTATCTTTGTCTCTAACAGAGTTAATGCTCCTATCAGTGACTATATCAATGATTCAAGAGTCAATGGTATTGGTCTGGATCCCAACAGTCTGATGTATGTAACTAAGAATGTTACTCTTGAAAATCCTGCAACTTCTTTGAGAGTCTACATTGATGGATATGTATCCAACTTTAATGATGTAAGACTGTTCTATGCATTGGATCAAGATGTACCTGCTAATGAAGCAGTCTACACTGCATTCCCTGGATACAACAATATTGATGAATTTGGCAAAGTCATCAATCCATCACTCAGTGATGGTACTTCTGATATTGTTGTCAGAAAGTCTGATCAGTACACACAAGAACCTGCTATCAACCAGTTCCAGGAGTACACATTCTCAATTGAACAACTCCAACCATTCAGGAACTTCAGGATCAAACTGATTGGAACATCTAACAACCAGGCATGTGTTCCACAATTTAGAAACCTTAGAGTGATTGCACTAGCATAATGAAATTATTACCAGTTGAAGGACAAGATGATTTGCACAGGGACTCCAAGTCCCGTGCAATCATCAATACTGATCATTCAAGATTTGAGGCATATATGAGTTCAAGAAATAGACTCTCTTCTGAAAAGGAGAGAGTTGATAGTCTTGAAAAGAAAGTTGAAGACCTCTCTGATAACATAAATGATATCAAATCAATGCTCCAAACTATCATAAAGCAAAATGGCCAATAACACCATTACATTTGACCCTGCTGCTGGTGTAGCATATGGAGTCAATTTTACTATCAATAAGGGTGCTACATTTCGCTCATCTTTTGATGTAAAAAATAATGATAACTCTGCTTTTAATTTTTCAGGGTACAGTGGTGCTGCAAAGATGAAGAGATCCAATAATGTTGGATCCAGTGTGGCAATTGCTGCAACATTTACAGTTGGGTTTACAAATTCAAGTGGTGGTCAATTTAATCTATCTTTAACTGAAGCACAAGTTAATACTCTTAAACCAGGAAGATATTACTATAATATGAATGTCAGCATTGGTTCAAGCGTTTATAGAATCATTGAAGGTAATGCTCTGGTTGTTGGTGGGGCTGTCTAAATAGTAAAAAAAATAGTGTATAATGGCTCAACCTTCTACACGACAAGAATTGATAGATTATTGCCTGAGACAGTTGGGAGCACCTGTCCTGGAAATCAACGTAGCAGAAGAACAGGTTCAAGACTTAGTTGATGATGCTATCCAGTTCTTTCAAGAAAGACATTTTGATGGTGTTCATCAGACTTATCTGAAATACCGTATCACACAGGATGATGTTGATAGAGGTTTGGCACGTCCACCAGGAGCACCAACTAGTGATGCAGGGCAGACAGGAATTGCATCTACTGTTGCAACCACAAATATTGTAGGAACTGCCACCACATTCACATATTATGAGAATAGCAATTTCTTACAAGTAAATCCTGATATCATTGGTATCAATAAAGTATTCCAGTTTGATGGATCTTATAGTGGATCTGGAATGTTCAACATCAAATACCAATACATGCTTAATGATGTATTTGGTATGTGGGGAGGATATGGTGCATCTGGAATGGACCTGACTTCTTATGATATGACTATGAGTTATCTGGAGACTATGAACTTCCTCCTGAACACTCATAAGCAGATTAGATTTAATCAAAGAAAAGATAGAATGTATCTTGATATTGATTGGACCACTCTCAAGAAAGATGACTATCTGGTTATTGATTGTTGGAGAGCAATGGATCCCAATGACTATTCAAGAGTCTGGAATGATTCATTCCTAAAACCATATCTTACTGCTCTTATCAAGAAGCAGTGGGGTCAGAATCTTATCAAATTCCAGGGTGTCAAACTTCCTGGTGGCATTGAGTTTAATGGAAGAGCAATCTTTGATGATGGTCAAAGAGAACTTGATGAGATTAGACAAAAGATGCTGAGCACATACGAACTTCCACCATTAGATATGATAGGTTGATTCCATGCTCAATCCATTTTTTCTTAACAGCAGCACTGGTGAACAGAATCTGATTCAGAGTCTGGTCAATGAACAATTGAAGATGTATGGCGTTGAAATATATTACATACCTAGAAAGTATCTCAAAAAGAACACTGTAATTAGAGAAGTCATTCAGTCTGAATTTACTAGTGCTTTCCCTATTGAAGCATATGTGGACAACTATGAGGGTTATGGTGGTCAAGGAACCCTACTGTCAAAGTTTGGGATCATGGAGAAGGATGACCTAACTCTGATTGTTTCAAGAGAAAGATATGAGGGTTATATTACTCCTCTCACAGAGAATCTCCCAAACATTGAATTAGCAACTAGACCAAAAGAAGGAGATCTAATCTACTTCCCACTGGGTGATAGGTTGTTTGAGATCAAGTATGTAGAACACGAGCAACCATTCTATCAACTTCAAAAGAACTATGTCTATCAGTTGAGATGTGAACTCTTCAGATATGAGGATGAAGTTCTGGATACTGGTATTGAAACTATTGATGATGAGATTGAACAGATTGGTTATATTCAGACACTCACTCTTCTTGCAGTAGGTGTTGCTGTGACTGCTACTGGTTCAGCACATATGTGTGATGGAGGTGCAGTTCAGACAGTTACAATTACTAATTCTGGCAGAAACTATACAAGTGTCCCACAGGTAGCATTCTCATCTGCCCCTGCTGGTGGAGTCACTGCCACAGGTATAGCATCAATATCTGATGACTTCATTGGTTGCAAAGGAACAGAGACAGGAAAGGTCATTGCAATCAATATCACAAATGCAGGTTGTGGATACAGTACACCACCATCAATTAAGATCACTGGTGGTGGTGGAGATGGCGC